TCGTTGAGGGTTTTAGCAAGTTTGATTTTGACGCAGTTTTCATCAAGTAAAACTGTGCCGCCTGATAAAGAGATAAAGCCTAAATTACCCGCTGCACTAATAGGCACTGCACAAACATCTTGTGAAAACGCAGACATACTAGGTGCCATAGCACTAGGCACTGGCATCCCCTTTTGATTAATCGTCGTTGTATCTGCATGCGCTTGGTGTATGCAAACAAGTAAACAAAGTACAATTAAAATTCCAATTAAAATCTTCATATAAACCAAGTAATTATTAAATATTTGTAGTTATAACATTAACATTATTATACACAAACCAAGTCACTATAACTTCTCTAGACTCATTTGATGGTGTTGTGTAATGACTATACATTCCATATGGAGGGAATATAACAAGCTTACCCTCTTCCGTTTTAATTTTTACATTTTGCTCAGGAAAAACTAACTCTCCTCCTTCGTACACTGTATTTAAATGTAAGATAACAGATGCGTATCTTAATAATGTTATATTATCTTGCGCTCTGTGCATTTCTCCATCAACATGATGATGGCACACATCTTTTGGATGATAAATATGGTACTCATAACCTGCATCCGCTGATTCAAATGTAGGTTTATATTTAGGTTGAACTATATCAGCTTGAATTTTAATAAAAATTTTGTGTAACTTACTGTCTAGCTCTTTTAACTCGGGGATAAAAGTAATAAGTACTGTATTGCCTTCCCTATTGTACCTTGCTTGCTTTTTTTGAGGGGTAAAGGACTTAACAGTTTCTTTAATTTCTTTTACTGTTTCCGCGCTTAAATAGTTTGGAAATTCTAAAATCAAATTAATTTACTTTCTTTACCTGCTAATACTTGATTAGTTTTGTCAATCGTTAATTCTAATTTAATATCTGCCATTTTTACTCTCCTTTAAAAATTATTCGTATAATGTGTACCATCCTGTTGCTATGTATTTATCGCAAGAATATACAGGATTACCTCTATGTGTATGGGTAAAAGAAGCAGGAAAAATACAAACTGTACCTGCTTTTGGCTTTACTCTCAAACCTTGCCATAAAAATTCTGTCTCACCTTCTCCGTCAGGAATGTCATTTAGGTAAACTGTCCAAACAATAGCTCTGTTTTGAGCGTCTTTCTGAGACCCTTGTTCACAATGCCAAACATGATAACCTCCTCTTGGGGGTGTTTTTTGTAACTTAATATCTAAAGATGTGGCTTTTAGTTGTTTTACAATCCAAAATTCTTCTGCATATAATGCTATGCATTTATCTAGCGCATTATTAATTACGCTAACTATTTTATTTGATTTATCTGAAGATGGATAAAATTTTTGATAATCATGTCTTTCCATTTTATCTCGGAAAAATTGTGTATCTCCATTATTATCAATTTTATTTTTTAAATCTTCTTCAAATAATTTAATAATATTTTTACAATCCTCTTCGCTCAAAACATTTTCATAGTTACCAATAAACTGATTATGTGTTATTTTTATATCGTTCATTTATATAAACCAAGTAATGATTGAATATCTTGTGCCTTTTGTTACAGGCATTACTTCGTGCGGGTACATAAAATTAGATGGAAACATTAATGCGTCTCCCTTTTTTAATTTATATTTTAATTCTCTATCAAAAAATGCAAACTCACCACCTTCAAAATCATCATTTAGTATGAACGAACAAGACACAGCGCGGGGCCTAGCTTTAAATGAATCTGTATGTTCTATATAAAAACAACCTTCAGGGTATTTTAGCAACTCGTATCCGCTGTCTTCTTCAATTTTGCAGTGTGGAAACTTTGTATTGTATTCTTTTATGCATTTAGAGGCTCCATCAAATATTGCATTGTCTAATTTATGTCTTACTTTATTATTTTTTTGTATAACATGCGGATAAGATATAACTATAGTTTCACAGTTTCTTATGCTTTTTTCTACCGTGCCTGATCCAACAACGCTATTTCCCCACTCATTACTATTTTTAAACTCATCCAATATTTCATCGCATAAATTTAAACTTAATGCATTTTTTACTACATAAATATAATCTTCTAATTTATCATGTTGCATTATTTTTTTTTATCAAAGAAAGCCCACGCATTTGATCCATTACTTTTAACGTAATGTAACATTACTTGGTTATAATTTTTCCCTTGATATAAACCTTCTCTCCAATGTTCAGTTTCACATCCTAAATACAAAAGCGCATCACCAACATTTAAATCTACTTTTACCTCATCTCCGTTTGATTTTTTTATACCCAAATCCCATTTTTCATCACCATCTAAATGTACAGTAACACTTATCTCACAAGCGGGTCTGTCTTTATGCTTAATGAGAGTAGAATTGTTTTCATAAATTACACTATAAGCATATGTTGGCAAAACTTTTTCTTCAATTAAAGCAGATACTTCGTTTACTTTTTCGCAGAGTAGTTCCACAAACGGAATTGCATCTTGGTAAGCTTGAGCATATAAACCAACATTAAATCTAGGATCTTGAATTAACCTCCCGTTGTTTTTTTCGTTTGTAAGCCAATCACTTAAATATTTTGCTTTTTCATGGCTAATAAAATTAGGAACATATAAAAATTTATTTTTTTGTAATGTTAAATTCACTAAACATTAGTCCACGATTCTTGAGGTAATGTTGGCCAAGCAATGTCTCCTGCTACAGGGTTTATAGCATACTGTCTAACAGAGTTTCTGTAAGTTATAAAATCATTTACATTAGATAAATATGGATTACTTTTTGCAGGATCGCTTACATCAGGAATAGCTACCCAATCAGTTTGTTGTAATAATGAAATAGCAGTTTGTTTGTTGCTTTCTTCTGTTGGTGGGCTTGGTGGAATAGGAGTATTAGCTACTGTCCATACCGCTAAACAACAATCAACCCAAGAAGGCAATGATGTAATATCTTCATTTTGTTTATCCCAAAACTCTAGCCAACCTGAAGTTTCTCTCCATTGTAAAACTCTTACATTGGAAGGAATTGCACAAGATGATAAATCAAGATCTATATATCCTACTTCATCTTTTTTTACATTTCCATCTACAGGTATAATTGTTAATAACATTTTTTACTCCTTATTCTTTAATAATATTGGTTTATCATCATCTTTTACATCTATTAATCCAGTTGCTACTCCGGCTGTGTGTAGTAGAATTTGTTGGCTAGTTTCGTTTGCTTTTACCATTTCATTTCTAAATGATTCTACCGCAGCGCCTGTTGATCTTTGTTGCCCTGAATTCTCAATTAACAGCATAGGCATCCAAGCTATTGCACATTGATATTCATCTACTTGATTTCCTGTATTAGTGTCATATCCTTGTACCCTAGTAAACCAAGCACATTGTAATCCAATACAGTCTTTTTTTATTAATGGGCAATACGTTCCATTTTTAAGTTGCACTTTATCTCCTATTAATCAATAGTTGCAATAATAAAATCGTAATATTTAACAGCTAAGTTAATAGCGTTACCCGTAAATGTACCAGAACCAGAACTAAATGAGAATGGGTGGGTATGGGAACCACCACCACCTGTGTTTCCCGCAGTTACATTTTGTAAAGCAGAGGAAGCTGAATTAGTAGCGCCAGCCTGAAGCATTTGATTATTCGGAGTACCGCCACCAGCTGTCGCTATAGTATGGTTATGGCTTGGTATTTGTGGTGTTGTCAATGTTGTTGCACCTGCACTACCTGACACGGCTGTAATAGACACAGAGCCTGTTGGTGTTTGCGATGCAAAAGCTGTTGTAAAAGCTACTGAACCTCCATTAACTACTGAGCCGGTCACTATACGCATCGCAGTATCATTAAGAGCCGCCGTCGTATCCTTAGTCCACCCTGTAGGCGCTGCTGATTGTTGGAAAGACATCCTAGTACCCGTTGGGAAAGCTTTAGTAGAAATTGTTTGGAATGTAGGTAGTGCACCTGCGCCATTAGATGTTAATACCTGACCACTTGTACCTACTGAAGCAACTGATTGATAAGCGCCAGTAGAAGTTGTACCCCCAGCAAGAACCGCGTATGCTGTTTGAGATGTAGCGCC